TACCAGTAGCAAACGCGCTCCATGTAGTGAACATTCTGAGAGCCGGCAAGCTCGCCAGGGCAAGCGGTTGCCACGATCTGTTTGTGTGGCCTGACGTTACCGCCCCAACGCGGATAGCCTAAGCCGTACTTAATAAGAAGAGCAGCCACAAGATGTGCGCCACTCTCCTGCGTGGTCTCTGATACCGTCCAGGGGTTCGCATGGTCGTTAGCGTGTTCAATGGAAATACTACGCTGGTTTTCTTCCCAGCGACCTACAGCATAAGCCGTATCGCTCTCGTAGACGTGTTGAGCGATTGCTCCCTCGTTATCTACTGAATAATGCGCACTGACTTCACCATTAGCTGACCACATTGCCGCGATGCTATAAGGTGAAGAGCCGACAGAAGCTTCATGGTGAACGGCAATATATTCGACTTTATGACCTCCACGACCCGAAGCGTATGAAGTTGTAGGTGCCCAAACGTCGGCGGTAATCTCGCCAGAGAAATCTGCCATTAGTGTGTCTCCCCGTCTAAAGGGCTCACGCTAGGCTTGGTGTAAGTCATCGCACGTTTTGAATCGCCAAAGCCTTTGGTGGTTGGGTCAGTGACAACACCAAGAATAGAAAGCACGGCGAAAGCGGCGTTTACAATCGCGGTGAGCTGTTGGCCAAGATTAGCGAAGTCCCAGGTATAGCCAAAAGGAACTGCACATACCTGGATAAGAAGAAGCACGGCAGGAATAAGAGCCAGCCAAAATGCTTTGTTGCGTGCGCGAACGGTTAAGTTAATCATGTTTACTCCTTAAACGATTTTTAGTTGTCGGTAATTACTTAGTGTGTACGCGCCTGTTCTAGGCGTTCCAGCCGTCCCGCCTGATTGCGGGTCACATCCTCAACCACAGCGAGACGCGTATCGTGTACAGAGAGTACATCGCGGATATTAGTGATTGTCTCATCGGTGCGAGCCATATACGCAGTGAAGGCTTTCTGTGTGTCATCCAAGTCACTCTTGAGCTGCTTCACGCCTTCTTCGATGCGCACCAGTCGCATTGCGTCTTCCTGGCTTGCGCGGTTCATCGCCTTAGCGCCATTGATGAGCGTGAGCACCATTCCAAGGAATGACACCGCTGCGACAATTTGCTCGAATGTTAGTGGGTTCATGTTGCCCTCCTTAGTGTCTTACCGTGTATGTAAGAGAGCCTTGTCGCCAGGCGTTAGAGACAGTGCCGCCCATATCTTGCAAATAGATGTTTCCATCTGGACGGGCGGAAATGGCCGTAATCACGTCAGCGTGACCGGGGCAGAAACCTGAGTTATACACAATAGATTCTGTACTGTCAGAGACTGAACCGTACTTTTCAGGATCTACTAGAGGCGGTCTTGCTCCTTCAGGAATGGTGAAGGGGCATCTAACTGCGTCATAAGCGACGTTGTTAGCAAGCCAGCCTCTTACCTTGATAGTTACAGAATCACCTGTGCGGTAAATATGCCAATAATTCTTATAACTTCCCTGATCTTGCAAAATCACCGTCTCAAAATCGCCGTTATCATCTTGATAGAGCGTATTCGCAAACATAAAGAGTTGCTCTGGCTTAGACGCAACAACGCCATTAAGCTTGACACGATAGAGCGGAAAATAGTCTTGAGCGTCACCATTTAAGACATTACCTGCTGGGACTAAGGGGTCCTCAGCTTTACCAGATGTTGGAACACCTCGAAGCACCTCAAGCTTTGCCGACTCAATTCCCTGCGCGTTACGCTCATATTTAAGGCATATAAAGTCGTTACGGTTCTGTCCTTGAGTACCGGACGTGATTGTGACCTGCTCTGGGGCGGTGACACTCACCTGTCTACCATGTAGAGAGGCGTCACCGGTTGCAATAGTGACTCGATTGGCGCTCTCTTGTGTGGCTGCTAGACGCTTACCAACCGCGAGAACGACGCTCTTTTCGCCAAAAATGCCAGCGTGTAAACGTCCTTTATCCGCACCGGTAATGTGAGGTGCTTGACCCTGTCCATCGACACATGTGACTGCCATATTAGTTCACCTTGCTTTCAAACTCTTTGAATGAAGCATCATGTTTTGCAAGAAGCTCAAGATATGCTTTGTAGCAACTCTCACAATAAGTGCGGTTCTCCTCTCCTCGCTGTGACTGACGCTTAATGTCATGCCATTGAGCGAGCGAGTATGTATTGCTTGGAGTAACAAACTCAGACTTACCACATCTGTCACATGTATATCTGGAGCCTTGTTCTTTAGCCATTACGCCGTCCTTTCCCACTTAAAACCGTCAAGTGACGGCATGCGTTTCCATGTACCGCCGAGGCTCGATGGATTAAATGATTTAGTTGTTTCATATATTGAACCGATTGGATGAGCTGCCAGAAAGCCTCCACCTTGGTTGGCTCCCCCACTAATTTGAAGAGTCACCATTGATTGAGCGATTGAAGTAATACGTCCGAATTCGTCAACCGTAAGACGCGGAATTGCAAAATTGGCATTATTCCCAGCCACAATTGATTCTGAAAGGCCGTATGAACCAGCCTCTGCACCAGAACTTTGAAGGCTTAAAGTGACGTTGGAACCCGTCTGGGAAACTGCAAGTGGTCCTGTTGAGGATACATTCTTGACGCTTGAGTTTGCTGAAACTAACGCATTGTTGCCAATGTCTTTTGCCTCATGTGCCTGACCTTGAGCTGCAATTGCAGCAGACTGTGCAGCTGCAATATGAGCCTCAATATCAGCAACCTTCTCATCCGACATAACCGCTGATATTCGATTGCCGACAATCCGAATGCCCGTGCCGGCTACATATGCAGTTCCAGCACCTTGAGACGCTCCAGAAGACTCAAACGAAACGCCATGTGAGCCTCGAGTCTGATTTGGTGAAGTCACTTCATAACTTACACTCATTACTCCGCTTGCGACTTTTACTATCTTCTTGCCAATAGTCGCTTGAGTCCGTCTTCCTGTGTCTTGATTTTCAGCTACAACAACATCATCGATGTATAGATTCAAACCGTCATGGACTGTAACGTCTACAGAAGACTGAGCTTGAAGCTCTTTGAGCTTCTTTGTTCCCTCTTTTTCAAGCTCCGCATCCTCGATATTGTTGTAGTCATAGAGCATTTCCACTGCATCTTGGCCAAACAAACTTTGCGTCTTTGAAATGCGTCCTGCACGGTCTGCATAGAGGTGAATAACTGTACGACTTGCAAGCTCACCTTTACCAGCACAAATTAAGTGGTTCACGGGATGATATGACGTCTTAGATTTGTAATCCAGGGCATCAGAATCAAGCCTGTTATCCGTGAGAGGCTCGAGCCAAATAAGTGTTTTACCGTCAGTTCGTTGAATTCTAAGTCGTGAGCCCGCAGCATTTGCAATGTGTCTTAATGCTGTGTAAGCGTCGCAAAAACGAGGTAGCTGACACTTAATAATTGCCTCAGACTGTCCTGTCTTAGCCTCAAATACTGTTGCAAGATCTGCTGAAGCAACAATGCTCTCGATGGCCGTTTGAGCCTTATCTGAGATATTGATGTAATCAGTACTCGGAACCAAGATTTTTGAAGCGAGCATACCGTGCCAGGTACGCCCGCTCCATGTAGTCGTAGACACACCGCCGTCAAGAGAGTCTGAAGCTGTATCTATGATGCCGCCGTATTCTGTGCCATCGATTGATACTAGATATCCATCTTTGATTGGAATCGACGGGGCAAATACTTCAAAAGAATTTCCCGTATCTCCAAAAGAAAGGTCGAGCACATAGTCCTCTGTGCCGGCAATATCTTCACCATCAGCCTTTGACACCGTTAAGATGTCCATGGAAGACCTCCTCTTGTTTCCCACCATTCAACATCAAAGCCAAATGTGCCGTCCCATGAGACGCTCTGAAAGCCCTGTTTTAGCGGTTCAAAGCAATAGTTACCGCTGCCCTTTCCGCTGCCTCGACTACCAACATCGAAGCGGTCCGACACGTCTCCAAGTTCAGTAACAAGCGTGATTGTCTTACGTGTGCGGGTGCCATCTACAACAAGACGGCCTCCACTTGGGACCGTCAGTAAAAATGAGTAAGTGTTATCACCAATCACGATTCGTGGCTGGAGGGCCGTTCCATAAATGGTGAACTTTACTGGACATTCTGATGACGAACGAATTTCAAGCTGCTTTGGCGGTCTCGTAATACCAAGGTTGTATGGGGCATTGGTCGGCAAATTAAGCCAATCGCTCTGTGCGTCATCGTGAGTCACGATGAAACTTTTAATGTGGCTTTTGTGCCATGACCCTTCTAGCAAAATAACTGTAAGAGCAACTGTAGCCTGATCATGAAAGACCGATTGGACCTCACTTTTAGACACATACACATCTTGTGACCACTCATTGTTGTAGACCAGCGCTCCTGGCTTTTGATTATTGAAGTCGAATTCAAATTCATTGGCCATTGATTCCGCTAGTTCAGAACCCTCAATGAATAAATCTAACGTGACTTCTTGAGCATTAGATGAAATGCCAGAGACAGAACGCGCTCCTAGCGTGTATCCAGGCTTATAGCCTCTAAGAGATGTGCCAGTACCAATAGAGGCTTCTGGCACATCAAGCTCAAAGCTATTACCGCGGGAAGAAACGTATTTGAGCTTACGCATTCGTCCTCACCGCCTTCTGAACCGCTCGAGCGAAATCACGGTCTCCAATATTGTTAGAGTTCTCATCAATAACCTGTCCGAGCTCACCGTTACGCATGAAATCATAAATATCTGCGAGCGTGGTTGCGTTTGCACGTTGCTGCCTTGAGTCAAGCTCGAAAGCTGCACGATAAATACCGTTTGCATTAGCGTCAGCAACTGCTGAGAAGCTCAGAGGACGGGCATTACTAAAGACGTCATGTACACTTGATAGAGCACTCATGGCCTCTGTTTCAGCAAGTGCAGAACTTCCCTTAATCCCTCTTGCAAAGTCTCTCATGAGAGCACGGCCAGAATACGTCGTGTAGCCATGACCTGAGAATGGTCCCTTCTTTGCAGGTGAGAATGGGAATAACTTACGAACCGCGCCGAGGGCGTTTGATGCTGCACTTGTTACTGTGCTTACTGCGTCTCTAATACCTTTAGCAAAGCCGTCTAGGAGAGCTTTACCAGAATTAACAAGCCAGTCGCCCGCATTAGAAAAGAAACTTTTAATCTTATCTGGAATGCTCTTCACAAAATCAACCGCTGCATTTAGGCCATCTGTAACTCCACGGAGAAAACCGTCGGCGGCCTCTGATGCTTTTGCCGCCATGTCGACTGCCCAGAGAGCAATATTTGCCAGAAGCGTAGCAAGGGCAGACTGAACTTGGTCTGGGATGGTTGCCACAAATAAGACAAACTGAGCGAAAGCTGCTGGCAGGTCAACAGTAAAGAAGTTGACAACGTTCTGAACAAATTCAGAGCCAATCTGAACCGCCAGCTGAGCAAGTTGAGCACCTAGTCCAAACAGAAATACAACTGCAAAAGTAAGCGCGTAAAGAACCATTGATGGTAGCTCTTGGATGAATTGTCCTACCGCTGCGGGAATCCCTTGAACAAATTGGACGAATTGAGTGAAAGCTGTTGGCAATGTTGTTGTAAAGAAACCAACTATGGAATCTACTGCACCACTAATAGCCGAGCAAATAGAGTCCCAAATACCAATTACAGCATTTCTAAAATCTTCGTTCGTATTCCAGAGCCATGTAAAAACAGCGCCGAGAGCAACTACCGCAACTGCAATCCAGCCAATAACAGGGATAGATCCCACGAGTGCTAGAAGGCTCGTTCCAACGCCACTAATGGCCGTTGAAATCGTTCCAAAGACACTCGCGAGTGCCCCTCCCTCACCAACAAGCTCACCAAAAACAGAAAGCGTTGATAGGACGCCTTCTCCACCCTTGATAGCATCAAAGGCCAAAGAAGCGGCACTTTTTAAAAGTTCAAAGTCATCTGCTATTGAACGTACGGCTTTGATTGTTTCGTAAGCAATCAGGGCGGTCGCTACGGCAACAATGACGGGTGCAACAACTGTGAGGTTGTCTCTCAAACCTTGGACTGCGTCACGAGCAAGCTCTATGGCAGATTTAACGCCATCGACAGCAGATTTAAGCAAATCTGCCGCACTGCGGGAAGCATCCTCTGAACTATCTAAACCAGTAAACGTTGTTATGAGGTCGCCAATAAGCCCGATAGTGCTATCAAATACGTCTTTTAGAGCATTTAAAGCATCGCCAAATGATGTGATTGCTCCGTTATTTTGAAGCTGATCCATGAAGGAACCAACGGTGGAAATAACGGGGTCAAGATATGTGATAACTGTATCGGCTATACCAGAAAAGCTGCTAGAGAAATTATTGATTGCACCTGCAATATTGGCTTGGCCAATATGATCAATAATCTTAGCAACAGCCTTATTGATACGGTTCTGGACATTGGTCCAAGCGGTACCAATTGACTCTGTTGAAATTCTTGCCTGCTCAGCAAATGAAGCATAGCCAGGAAGACCTTCATTATTGAGGCTTACAATTGCATTATTGAATTGGTCAAATGTAATTGCACCGCTTTGCATAGCCTTATACAGGTCTGCTTGGTTTGCATTAGCTCCGAGTAGGGCTTTAGCAATCTGATTCAGCTGGCCTGGCATGGCTTGCGCAAGAATCTTCCACGACTGCATGTCAACTCTGCCAGTTGAAAGCATCTGAGAATACTGCTCAAACGCAGAATTCATTATCTCTTGGCTCTTGCCGCCAGCCAAAAGAGCGTTATTAAATGCCAGAGCAACATCTGTTGCTGTGGCAAGTGAACCAGACACAGGCGCAATCTTCTGCACTGAGCCAACAATGGCATCAAGTGACGTTGGAAGACCGTCAATACCAGTTGAAAGCCGTTCAATAGTCGCACGAGCTTCGTCTGCAGAATAGCCAACAGACTGCATAATCTTAGGGAAGTTTGCAATCGTGTCGACGCGGTTGACCGCAGAGGCAATTGAGCCAGAAATCGCATCTAACGCACGGGATGTAACGCTTGATACAATTCCCATAATGGCGCCGGTTGCGCCACCAAAGCCGCTTGCGTAGTTTTGAGCGGCCTGTCGTCCAGCGTTTGTGTGGACAGACACCGCTGATTTATATCCGCTTCCCAGTGCTCGCTTTACATTAGCACCAAGATTGTCGAATTTAGGAGTAAGAAGGACGGAACCTCTTACTACTGTTCCAGCCACTATTCACCTCCTAGCGTTCTCTAAAAAGAAGCTCCTCAACGCGGTCCTGTGAAACGTTAAGAAGCTTCTTCTTACTTTGTTCTTGTTTTAGTTCTGGACGCTTAACGGCGTCAGGCTTTCTGCCTTTACCTCCTGCTTGTTCGTATCGAAGATACGAAAGGTTATCAACCGCCAGTGCAAGCAAATAGTCGCTATTTGACCAGTCGTTTCTGGGGTCAACATCGCATATCGTTCTCGAGCCATGAGGGAGGTTTATCATCAAATAAAACAGACGCTCAAACTCACAAGAGTCAATGAGCGTCTGTAGCTTTACTTGGTAATACTGCTGAAAGTCTGCTTCCAGCTTGCCCCTTTTTGTGTCATCACACAGAATTGGAGCAAGCGGAATTAGTTTTTTGCGTCAAGTTTTTCCAGAAGAGCGGACTCAATGCGCATGATTTCTTCAGCATCGTCATATCCGAGTTTAGCGGTTACGACTTCCACAACATGATTGTCAACATTGCCGCTAAAGACAAAGTCGTAGAGAGCAAGTACAGGAGAAAGTGCTTCTGGGCTATTTTGCTCAGCATCGCTAACACGAGCCATGCGACGCATAAACTCACGAGACTTAATTCTGCGCATGTCAACGACATACTCTTCACCCTCGAATTCAATTATGCGCTCATATGGAGCGTACTTAGGCTTATCCTGTACGAAGTCAAGATAATCGTGCTCCAACTTTGCACGTGAATTTTCTTTCTCCGCTGCGAGCTCTCGAAGCTGCTCCGCTGACATGTTGGAAATATCCATATTGAGTCCTCTCAAAACTTAATTAATGTACAACGCCAGGAGTCGCGCTCGCTTTTGTGGTGTCGTAGAAGACATCACGGTAAGTATCACCGTCAAAGACCTCGGCTGGCATACACTTAATGGTTGGGGTATAGCCAAGGAAGTCAGAGCTGTTCTGCTTTACGGTGTCGCGCTCAAAAATGCGTCCAACAGGGATAATAGAGCGCTTAACCGTTGTCTCATTAATGACCGCGTCAAAAATGTAGACACGAGGCGCGGTAAAGCGTGGGTTGTGGCGAACGGTAATAGAACCGTCTGTCTCAACCTTGACGTTATCGTCTCCATAAATGACCCTCAAAATAGTCTCAGCGGACTCAAGGAATGTCACCTTTGCAGACTCTGAGTACTTAGAGATTGAGGAACTAATGGCATTTCCTCCCCAGTCGTTCTTATCCTCTGCAGAGAGATCAACAGAAAACTCAACGCCATCCTCAGAGATATATCCAAGTGACTTAATCTTGCCAGGATTTGCGGTCATCAGATCCTTGATGGTCTTCTTAACATCAAGAAGCGTCTTAATGTCAACGCTTGGGTCAACGACTGCGGCATATCCGCCAGGACGGCCCTTTGCTGCTCCAACGGAATTTGCATTGTAAATAGCATCAGCCATGATTACTCCTTACAGACGTGTAGTGATATACACATCTAATTGATATCGATATTTCTTTGAATCCGGGTCTGGGAAGTCGTAGATACTTTGAACTTCAACCTTGATGACCTTATCAAGCTCTTGCCAGCACTCAAGCAAAAGAAGTCTTATTGCCAAAGCAAGCTTATATGCAGCGGCATCCGTTGTACTCCAAGCCTGCACTGCAAGATTAGCGATATCCCAGCCAATCGTAGAGCTTCCTCCGGTTCGCGTGACAGTAATAAACTCTTTTGGTTCGCGGGCGGGAACTCGTGTTGAAGCAGGGATATCAAGCTTCTGGCTCATATACTTAGTAAGGTCTGAAAGAATGTCATAGCTCATCCTCTACATCCCTTCTTAAGAATATTGAGCTTTGCGTTAGCACGGCCAGCCCATATACCGTTCTCTGCTCCAGAGCAGTACACAAGGCCAGCTGCGGTATACTCGCGATTAACCCATTTGGCGTCAAATCGAGCACCATGTTTGAGGTATTTTTCTGGCAGTAAAGAATTACATTTTGCCGCACAAATCTGAGCCGCTTCACGGCACATCTCAGCTACAGGAGCGGTATGAAGTACCTCGCGGATACCAGCCAAGTCTGGCTTGAGACCCGTGACTATAAAATCATTACCCATCGACAACCACCGCCTCGACTTCCCTATTCCAGTCAAGCGGCGTTAAGCTGTTGAGGTAGGGCTGTGGGTCACCAACGACCGCAAACCTCGCTCCATCAAACTCAATAAAAGTTCCCCTTAGGCTTCTCTTATAAGTCTTTGGAAAGTGAAACACCATGTCTATGCGGTCGCCGTTTGGGCGCGTCGCAGACAAATCAGATGTCGCAACTGGAGCTGGTAAGACATTGTCAACAAGCTCAAAAGACTCTATTCCAGAGGTCTCGTTGCCATGATCGTCTAAGACAGTAGTTACTCTAACCACTTCTATCTGAACACCTCTAATGGCTGCCATCATTCACCTCATGGTCTTGCTTACACATCGGCTGAATTGAGCCAATTCTGATACCACTCAAGCCGAGTCGAGTGCGCTCTGATCGCGTTACATACAAGTCAGCTGTTGGGTTTGCAAAAGTCAATGTTGACTCATAAGGACCAGCATGCTGACTGTACTGAGAAGCACCCTCAAAACCAGCAGGAACATTCACAGCACGAGCAACAATCGCGCAAGTAACGGCGCAAGCATTCTCATCAAACCGAAGGTTCAAGCCTTCTTTGTAAGCCGTTTGATGATATGCAATGAAATTTGAGCGCAAGAGGGCTGAGGCATCTTGCAAAAGCACCTCAACCCTCTCTGGAGCACCAGACCCATAACGTTTCTCATAGTCGGCCTTTGTGGCAAAGCTTCTTGTCTCTGCCATATAAGCCTCCTATTAAGCAGCGGTACCGTTTGCAAGGCGGACAAACTGTGCCTTATCACGTGCGACAAAGCCGAACATAAAGGTGCACTTAAGAGCAAACATATCACGCTGATAGAGGTTCATTGCAGTGCCTCCAGCATTGATGGTTGCCTGGTCTGCCATAGAGACAGTGATGTCCTTAACGAGACCAAAGCGAGCGCCAGTCCAGTCACCACCGACACCAACAAGTTCAGGGGTCTTAGAAGCAACCTTTGCCTGATAAGCTGCACGAGAGAAGAGAGATGGAATAGCAAGAACAGAAGAGCCGCCATCCTTGCCCTCAACAGATGGGTTGGTGATAAAGAGTGGACGCTGCTGGCTATCCTTAGCCTTAAGAAGCAGGGTGCGTGCCTTTGGAGAAAGTACCCAACCGTTAAGGTCACCATTAGCGTTAGAGACCTTCTCGAGTGCGTCAACAAAGCCATCATAAGGCTTAACAGAAAGGTCTACAGACTCAGCGTCTGCAAGGGTGTCAAAACCAGTGCCAGGAGCGGTGCCATACATAATGGTAGAGTCAACCTTGCGACCAATGGCGCCTGGAAGACGATTCTGAAGCTCTGCAAAGATAGCCTCATAGTTATCCTTGAACTCATTGGAGAAGAGCTCAATAACAGTGAGCTTATAAGGCTTCATTTCCTTAACACCAAGAGAGGTGTTGGACACCTTAGCCTCTTCGCCCTCAGCGGTAAAAGAAGCCTCTGGGTCACCAGTTACAACTGGGATAGTCATGCCGCGGCCAGGAAGCTCAATTGGAGTTGCAAGCTGCATAATTGCAGACTGGTCTTGGACGTTTGCAAAGATCTCGTCGGAGAGGTCTTTTGGAAGTGTTGCAGAAGTTGTCAAAATACCGGTTGCCATACTTAAATCCTTTCAATTAGTTGAATGTTTCGGCCATGAATTGACCAAATTTTTGTGCTGGAGTCTCTCCAGCCTGTGTAGAAATACCTGATTCTGGAATGATTGGAGCAGAAGGCTTTTTGGCGAACGCTGCCACGGCTTCTGCAAACGTCTTCATGCTCTCTTCATCTGCGCCCTGAATGAGGTCCTCTGGTACCCCTGTGTCTTTAGCGACTTGCTTGCGCATCTGCTGCAATTTAGCGTTCTCATCACGTGTCTGCAGTTCACCTTTAAGGTTGTCAACCTCAGCGAGTGCCTTTTTCAGCTCCTCGGAGCCACTCTTTTCGAGTTCGTCAAGCTTCAGAGCTTTGGCTTTCAAGTCATCATAATCAGAGAACTCAGAGCGTACTTTTTCACGCTCTCTTTCAAGCCTGTCTTTCACGATCTTGTCGAGCTGCTCTTGAGTGGTTACAGGTTCCTTCAAATCCATTTCTTTCCTTTCAACAGGTTCCGTCCGCTCGGACGTTTACGAGTAGCATTACCCTT